AGAAAAGATTTGTGCATGGATAGATGCAGAAATGTCATATGACAGAGATTGGGCAGAAAAATTGGGAGTAGATACATCTAAACTTATTGTTTCTCAGGCAAGAACTATTAATGAGATGGTGGATGTAGGAGTAAACTTAATAGAGGCTGGAGTAGATATAATTGTTGTAGATTCAATTACATCTCTACTTCCCGCCATTTATTTTGAAAAAGATTCTTCAGAGTTAAAGCAACTAGAAAATACAAAACAGATTGGTGCAGAGTCTCGTGACTTTAGTAATGCATGGAAAATGCTTAACTATGCAAATAATAAAGTTAAGCCAACACTATTAATTTTAATTTCACAATCTAGAAATAATATTAATGCAATGTATACAAGTCAGCAGCCTACAGGCGGACAGGCTACAAAGTTTTACTCATCTACCGTTGTTAAACTATTTTCTTCTGAATCAGAAAATCAGGCATTGAAAGGAAAAATATATGTCGGAGACAAAGCAATTGAGGAAAAGATTGGAAGAAAGATTAGGTGGGAACTTCAATTTTCTAAAACCAGTCCTGCTTTTCAGTCTGGCGAATATGATTTCTATTTTAGAGGCGATAATTTGGGCGTCGATGGGATTGCTGACCTTGTTGACACTGCAGAGTTAATGGGCATTGTAGAGCGTACTGGTGCCTGGTACCTTCTTCCAGATGGATCTAAGGTCCAAGGTAGAGATGGTTTTGTTGCAAGAGTAAGAGAGGATCTTGATCTACAAGAAATGATTAAGACTAAGATTAGTGGATAAATATACAATCTATGAGGGAAAGTTTCCTTGCAGAACATGTAGAGTAGAAGTAAAAACTATTCGTATTTACCCATCAACTGGCATGGCTTCTTGGATGTGTCATAAAAAGCATTTATCTGAGGTAGAACTTTTTAAGGTAGGATATAAAAAAAAGAGGACTAATGAGCGAGAAAAGTGAAAGTAAAAGGATTAATGCAAGGCAGCATAAAAATTCTGGCAGGGGAATTAAAAAGGGCGATGCTACATGGGAAAACTTTACAGTAGACTTTAAAGAAAGTAAGAAGTCTTTTACTATAAATCATGATGTATGGGCAAAGGCTACCACAGACGCAATTAAAAATAATAATGATCCTGCTATAGTAACAATATTGGGCGAAGGAAATAAAAAAATAAGACTAGCAATCTTAGAGTTTTCTGTTTTAGAAGAGTTAATTAAATCAAATTCTAGAGGGATGGTATAATATATATATGATAAACGCAACCTATAAGCCTAAAAAATTTGGACAGTATGATGAGGTCATTCCTCATATCATAAAGGGATTTTTATCCGATGATGAAGTTAAAGAAATAAAAGAATTAATAGACCACGGAAAAAGTCTTCCACCAGGAGGGTTTTATTCTCCACTGGTTCTTCCAGAACTTGCAAGAGAGCAAATAGAGTTAAAGGTTTCAGGAAAATTATTAAAGAAGATAGAGGATTTTGCTTCAGAATTTGTTGGTGAAGAAGTTAAAATGACTCATAATAGTTATCTTTCATACAACAAAAAACATAACCCAAATGCATTTGAAACCAGAGGTGGTAGAACAGAACTTGCTGTATCTCCTAAACTTCCTCCTCATTTTGATTCAGATAATTATTTTACTAAATTAACAATCGACTATCAACTAGATGCAAATATTAGTTGGCCTATAGTTATTGATACTAATGGAGAGTTACATCGTTTTGATATGCAGTATGGAGATTTATTAGTTTTTTGGGGAGCAGGGTCAATTCATTGGAGAGATCCTATTCTTTTAAAAGAAGGAGATAATTGTGAAGTTTGGACAGCACATTTTGCAGTTCAAAAAGATTTTGATGAATTAAATATTCCAGCACGTGATCCAGAGGCTAGGAAAGTAAGATTTAAAGAATGGAAAGAAAAAAGTAAATTTGATGAATACAACGATGCTTGGCAAGAAAAGATGGCAATTCTAGAAGAAGAGCATGGCAAATTAATATTAAAAAAATTAGATGATAAATATAAGGAAGCACTTAAACGAAAGAACAATAATGTTGGATGAACAAAAAACAACATTAGACTTGATAAATGGGTTATCTGAAATTGCTGAATACATGGAAGATGAAGAGTTTACTGTTGCTTTAACCACAATAGCCAAACTTATTTTAAAACCAGACATACCAATGAATGTCGCTACATTAGAAATAGTAAGGCTTCAGGCAATAGCATCAAAAATGTCACTAAAGGCAACATGGATGGCTAATGTAGACAAATCAAATCGTGGCAAAAAAAATCTTTATTATACTGCAGCAGAGTCTATCAATAATTTAGTGTCTGCTCTCAAATACATAACTCGCTGATATCTGCTATAATTAATTCAAACAAAGGAATATAATGACAAAAAACTTATTACAACAAGTAATGATAAAAAGTTCAGACAAAAATAAAAAAAATGCGCCACAAGAAGATGTAAGTTTTATTGACGGACTTATTGAAAAAATACAGTCTGGATATATGGCTAAAACTAAACCTAAGTTTAGTAAAAAGAGTAATTTTTCTGCATCTGGTTTAACTTATGGCGCTGGAGAATGCCCAAGATATTGGTATCTTGCTTTTGATGGTGCTGTATTTTATGATGACTCTACCCCCTTTGGTGTAGCCAACAGAACAAACGGAACTCTCGGACATGAAAGAATTCAGGAAGCAATTGAAGCCTCTGGGCTTCTTGACTCAACAATGGAGATGGATCCACTTCCAAGAAAATATAATAAACAAACTCATCCCGCAATGGAATTCAGAGTTAAGTTAGACGATCCACCACTTGATGGGTACGGCGACGTAATGCTTAATATAAATGATGAGCGGGTAATTGGAGAAATAAAAACAATTAGCAATGAGGGATTTGAATATAAAAAGAATAGCAGAAAGCCTAAGATGGCACATCTTATGCAGTTGCTAATGTATATGAAGGTTTGGAAAATTGGTAAGGGTGTAATGATTTATGAAAATAAAAATAATCATGAGTTATTAACTTTACCAGTAGTAGTAAACGATCATTACCGTCGGTGGGTAGACCAGGCATTTGATTGGATGAGAACAGTATATAAGACTTGGCAAGATAGGGAATTACCACAAAAACCATATCGATCTAATTCTAAAATATGTAAGGCTTGTCCAATACAAAAAGCATGCGCTGAAGCAGAGACAGGGGTAATTAAACTTAAACCTCTGGAGTTGCTGGAAGATGAAAAACTGTAAATGGTGTGATCATACTTTTGAATCAAATATATCTTATCAGATATATTGTTCTGAAGAGTGTAGAGAGCATGCAACTAAAGAAAAAATTGCACAAAGATATATACACACCAGAAGGCAGAAAAGAAAAAATAAAAATAGAGTTTGTAAGCAATGTGGCTCAAGGTTATCAATATATAATGATGAGCCACTATGCAACAAATGTAATATAAATCCAAATGATGTAAAAAGGGCTTTAAAAGAGATAAAGGGTATGTCAAATGACAAAAGAAAGTAGCCAGCCATATAATATATGTGCTATAGATGCAAGCACAAACAGTCTTGCCTTTGCTATTTATTCACATAAAAAATTGGCTGAGTACGGCAAGATAACATTTGAAGGAAATGATATATATGAAAAAGTTGTTGATGCTTGTAAAAAATCTAAGGCATTATTTTCACATTATAACTGTATGAATGCTATTGTAATTGAGCATACTGTTTTTATGAATTCCCCTAAAACAGCAGCAGACCTAGCCTTGATTCAAGGTGCAATTTTAGGCGGGGCTGGAATGACAGGTATTAATATAATAGGTAAAGTATCTCCCATAACTTGGCAAAATTATTTAGGTAATAAAAGATTAAGTAAAGAAGAACAAATACAAATCAGATCCGCTAATCCTGGCAAATCAGATTCTTGGTACAAATCATATGAAAGAGATTTTAGAAAACAGCGAACAATTAAACTATTAGATATTATTTATGATAAAAAAATAAATGACTATGATGCTGCTGATGCTTGTGGCATAGGACATTGGGCAATAAATAATTGGGAAAAGGCAGTCGGCAATGGATAAAAATATTATTAAAACAGAAGCCATGCTGGAGCATTTATTACTACAAAATGCTATACAGATTGAGGGCTTTGACTCTTCAACAGGAGAAACTTTGTATAGTATTACGGATAAGTTGATAGATGTTGCTCCTGAAATTTATTATGAAATGAAGGTAGAATTTGAAGACCATATGTTTGAAATGATAAAAAGAGGTCCAGAATCAATGCAGTGGAGAGTTAGGTTGCATTAAATATGAAAAAGATGTATACTAGTGAGCCGTGGCTAAAAAAAAGATATCATGTTGATAAAAAATCACCACAGGATATAGCAAAGGAGTGCGAAGTCAGCGTGGAAACTATTTATGTATACCTTGCTAAGTTTGGGCTAAGGAAGTCAAAGCGATGAGTCTTGAACCAGTATTCCCAGATGCAAAAGATTTTAGTTGTCAGGATTTATATTTGCTTACGGTAGGAACAGAGGCAGGAAAAGAAATTTTTGAGACTTGTCATGAAATTGCCCATATGCTTATTAAAAAGAATATTGCTTACGGAAACTCAGCCCTCGATCCTGTTCGTATATTTTCAAAGGCAGGACCAAGAGAACAACTTCATGTCCGTATTGATGATAAATTAAATAGATTAATGAAGGGCACAGAATACCCAGGAGATAATGATATAGATGATCTTATAGGGTATTTAGTCTTATTAAAGATTGCTAAGGGAAAAGATGTCCACTGAAGAAGATTTAATTAAACATCTTGATGAAATTAATAATGTTGTAGGAGAATACCTAAAGGGAAATGATGCAACAAAAATTTCTAAAGATTTGGAGATACCTAGAAATCGTGTAGTCCAGCACATCAATGAGTGGAAGGTTATGGCTTCTGCAAATGATGCAATTCGAGCAAGGGCTAAAGAAGCGCTTGCAGTAGCAGACACACACTACAACAAACTTATTGCAAAGTCATATGAAGTTATTGACGAGGCATCACTTAATAATAATCTTGGCGCAAAAACACAAGCAATTAAACTAGTAATGGATATTGAGTCTAAAAGAATTGACATGCTACAAAAGGCTGGGCTATTAGAAAATAAAGAACTTGCAGAAGAAATGCTTCAGATAGAGAAGAAGCAAGAGGTTTTGATGGCAATTCTTCGTGATATTGCTTCAGAATATCCACAAATTCGTGATGAGATTATGCGTAGACTTTCTGATATTGCTAAGAAAGATGAAGTGATTACAATTGTCCATGATATTTGATGAATTTTTAGAGGCTTTACAAGATAATCACTTTGAAGAAACTCCAGTAGATGCTAAGACATTTGTTGAGTCCCCAGATTATTTAGGTCAGCCAGGGCTTTCAGATATACAATATGACATAGTTCAGGCGATGAGTCAGATATATCGTAAAGAAGATTTACAGCAATTAATGGGAGAAGAAGATGGTGCAAGATACTATGAGAAATACACAAAGAACGAAATTATTCTTCAACTTGGGAAGGGCAGTGGGAAGGACTTTACCTCTACTGTTGCCTGTGCTTATATTGTCTATAAGTTATTATGTCTTAAAGACCCTGCAAGATATTTCGGAAAACCAAGTGGAGATGCAATAGATCTCATAAATGTTGCTATTAACGCACAACAAGCAAAGAATGTTTTCTTTAAAGGGTTTAAAACCAAGATTGAAAAGTCACCATGGTTTGCAGGAAAATATGAAGCAAAGGTAGATTCAATAGGGTTTGATAAATCAATTACAGTTTACTCTGGTCACTCAGAAAGAGAATCTCATGAGGGTTTAAACCTTTTGCTTGCAGTTCTTGATGAGATTTCTGGTTTTGCTTCTGAGGTTGCAACAGGAAATGAACAAGGAAAGACTGCTGATAATATTTATAAAGCATTCCGTGGCTCTGTAGACTCTCGTTTTCCTGATCTTGGTAAGGTGGTTCTTCTTTCATTCCCTCGTTATAATGGAGACTTTATTTCTGAGCGGTACGAAGCAGTAGTAGCAGATAAAGAAGTAGTATCAAGATCACATAAATTTATAGTAAATCCACTATTGCCAGAAGACGATAAAGATAATTGGTTTGAAATATCATGGGATGAAGATCATATTAAATCCTACAAGTACCCTGGAGTATTTGCATTAAAGAGACCTACTTGGGAAGTAAACCCTACTCGCAAGATAGATGATTTTAAAATTGCCTTTATGACAGATCTTGGGGATGCGATGATGCGTTTTGCCTGTGTCCCAACATATGCATCAGATGCATTTTTTAAGCAGGCAGATAAAGTCCGTGCCTGTATGACAGTTAGAAATCCACTGGATCAATTCAGAAGATTTGAAGAAAACTTTAAGCCAGATCCAGATAAGGTTTATTATGTACATGCTGACCTTGCACAGAAACATGATAAATGTGCTATAGCCATTGCACATGTTGAGAAATGGGTTAATGTTCAAGTTATTAAAGATTATGAACAAATATCTCCTATTGTAGTAGTTGATGCTGTAGCGTGGTGGGAACCGAAGGTAGAGGGTCCAGTTAATCTATCAGAAGTAAAGCAATGGATACAAAATCTACGCCGACTTGGATTTAATATAGGACTAGTCACATTCGACCGTTGGCAATCATTTGATATTCAAAATGAATTGCAGGCGGTAGGAATAAGAACAGAGACAGTCTCAGTAGCCAAAAAACATTATGAAGATATGGCTATGCTTGTTTATGAACAAAGATTAGTAATGCCTGCTATAGAACTTTTGTTTGAAGAGTTAACAGAACTTAAGATTATGAGAAACGATAAAGTTGATCACCCCCGTAAAAAATCTAAGGACTTAGCAGATGCAGTTTGCGGTTCTATCTTTGGTGCGATATCATATACTCCAAGGGATCAAAACCTTGAAGTTGATGTTCATACTTTTAGGGGTCAGCCCCGTAGAGTTGACACGATTCCTGAGAACGTGATACAATATAAACCTAGTCAAATAGAAGATATAAAAGACTATTTGGATAGACTAAAAACAATATAAACCAAATGAATAATAAAAGGAGAAAAATGAATTCATTTAAGAAGATCGCCATTGCACTGGTTGCAGCCATGCTTGGCTCATTTATCGTAGTGACACCTGCAAGTGCCAATACCGTTTCTGTTGACGTAACAACTGAAATTGCTGGCGCAGGTACTGCAGCCTCACCATTTACAGTTAAGGTTCCTTCTGATAACGTAGTAAGCGTTGCAGATACCACAACTGCTACAAATAACGAAGCACTAATTATCACCGCTACAGTTGTTGCTGGAACACCAGTAACATTTACTGCAGTTGGTGCTAATACACGCCTCGTCTCTGCAATTGGTTCAACAGTTAATGCATCTGCTGGATCCTCATCAATCACAGTCACACCTGCTTCAACAACAGCGATTGTATATGCATACACAACAACAACTGCTGCATCTGCTGTTACAGTTTCTGTAACTGGTGCAAGCACAACAATTTATCTTAAGGGTGTCGCAGGTCCTGCATATGAACTTAAGATGTCAATCCCTGCTTCAGGAAATATTTCTGGCAAGGTAACTGCAACTCTTGATGTAGCAGATATTTTCGGCAACGCTGTTGCTGATACAGTAACTGTTACCACTCTTGGTGGAGCAACTGCTGGAACTGTAACTGCTGATGCTCTTGTAACAGGTCGTTACACATCAGACATTACACTCCCTGCTACTGCTGGAACTGTTGCTGTTGGAGCATCTATTGCTGCACCAACCTCTGTTCCAACAATCAAGTTGGCAACAACTTCACAGACTGCAATCGTAACAGTGTCTGATCTTGCTGGAGCACTTGCTACTGCTAATGCTGCACTCGCTGCAGAAAAGGCTGCTCGTGCTGCTGATAAGGTAACTGCAGATGCTGCTCTTGCTGCTGCTGTAGCAAAGGCTGCAAGCGATGCTGCTGCTGCTAAGGCTGCTGCAGACGCTGCTGCTATCACTGCTGCTGCTGAAATTGCAACATTAAAGGCCAATGCTGTAACCGCTAAGGTTGCTGCTGATAAGGCCATTGCTGATGCTCTTGCTGCTGCAAAGGTTGCTTCAGATGCTGAACTTGCAAAGGTAAAGGCAGAAAATGCTGCTGCTATCGCTGCAATGAAGAAGGCATTTAATGATCTTGCCAAGAAGTGGAACGCAAAGAATCCAAAGGCTAAGGTTACACTTGTTAAGTAATTAACAAATCAAAAGATTTGGGAGTCAGGAAACTGGCTCCCTTTTCTTTTTTAAATAAAATGTTATAATAGTTTTATTAAATCTGGAGGAAGAAAGGACAATTAATAAATTAACCAGAATATTAACAGCAACTTTATTAGCATTTGGTTTTAACCTATGGCTTCCAGAAAACGCTAATGCCACTTGTGTAAACTTTATACAATCACAAACCATAGCAGCAGCATATGAAGGTGATGCCGAACCTACAGTGCATCATATGGATACTTGCTCAGGTGATGACATATCTTATCAAATACCAATTGCAACTACCGTGACTTTTGACGGGGTACAGTATGAAAACATTTATGCTACAACTAACTCAGTAATTACATTTGGACAACCTGATCCTACATACTGGGCATATCCTAATACACCATCTATCTCCTTATATTCAATGGACTGGTTCCCAGGAGTAAGTAACACATCTGGTTTGGATATATATTATTCAGAGGGCGGATTTCAATTAAATCTAAACATGGTCCCTTACGGTAACTATGGGGCACAACCAAGTACAGTAAATATATTAGTTGCTATTACTAATACTGGCGGTTTAGCAGTGTCCTATAGTTATCAAGGTCCTGAATATCAAAATCTTAGAACAGGGGTAAGGCTTCATAATGGAGACATTGTTTCTTTGGAGGCTTGGGGAGCCACCCAAGTACAGGCTGGTAGTCCAACACCTACCCTTGCTCCAGAACCCATCCCAGAACCCTCTCCAACGCCTACAGAAGCCCCTATAACGCCTGAAGAGCAGCAAGAGCAGGTAGCAGAAGCAGCACAATTGGCTTCAGAAATATCAAATCTTAATAATCTTATTGCATCTATTAATGGCGAAGAAGCAAACGATCCAGAGCCAGAACCTACAACTGATCCAGAACCAAGTCCTGAGCCTACAGATGAGACAGATTTGCCTGAACCTGATGTTGAGGTTGATCCAGAAATAATTACTCCAGAGGATCCAAGATTCCCTGATGATGAAGAGCAAACTGAACCAGGAGATCCCAATCCTTCTCCAAGCCCTGATACCACAGATGGGGAGAACGAAGAGACTGATCCGACTCCAGAGCCTTCAGAAGAGCCTTCACCTCAGCCAACGGATACAGAACCAACTCAAGAGCCTGAACCTGAGCAACCTGTTGACGAAGATCCTGTAGTAACACCAGATAATGATAACACGGATAGCAGCCCTATTTCGGACGAGGAACTTAAGAAGTTAAATAAACTAATTAGTGTTAATGACGCTAAATTAATGTCAGCCGTATCAAACTTTTTAACTGAATTAAATCCAGAGGCTAAGAAAGAGTTGGCAAAAGACCTTGGTATTAAAGCAGAAGAAGTTGCTCTTATTGCAGAGGTAGCAAAAGAAAATCCTGCAGTAGCAGCAGCCGTAGTTGAGTTTGCTGAAAAGGCAGCACAAAATGAAGATGCCCCTATGCCATATACATTAGCAGATGCTGTTACTGAGGTACAGGCAGAAGCATTTTTATCAGACCCACTTGGAGTATTAACAAATATAGATTTGGATAAATTATTAAGCCCAACAGAATGGGGTAAAGATATGACAGATGATCAAAGAGAAAAGGTTCAGGAGGTAGTCATACCTGTTATTTTGGTAGGAAATATTGTTAGTTCAGTTATGTCACTAAGGAGGTTATAATATGAACATGATTAAGAAGGTAGTCAAAGGACTCTTTAAGTGGTTTAAGGCTGCTATTATTGAGAGCATAGCCCAAGTATTTACCATCCTCGGCTTCTTTATTGCTTGGCTTACCCTTACAGGTACCGCCCAGCAGGTAGTGGGAGTAGCCACATTAATATCAATAGCCCTATGGCTTATTACCATACCGCTTCGTGAAGAAAAAGAATAGTATAATGTCGATATGAAGATTCGTCATATTTTATTATCGTGTATACTTGTATTAAGCCTTAGTGGCTGTGGGTATGACGGTCACTATCGCTATCCTTGTCAGGATCCAGCAAATTGGGATGCCAAAGAATGCAACCCTCCTATTTGTGAAACATCTGGCACATGTACAAGAGATATAATTGGAAAAGATGCTTGGGATGAGTATCAGAAAACGAAAGGCAACAAATGAGCAAGCAAAGACTAACACCACAAGATCTTGATGCACGACTTAAATTTATTCTTGGTTGTACATTAGGAGCAATTTTATTATTTACAGCATTAGGTATTTTATATGCTTTGATATTTGTAACTCAGCCAATAGGGGCACAATCAGAAAATGATAAAATGTTTTTCAATGTACTTGGCTCAGTTGCAACATTTATTACTGGAACACTTGCTGGCTTATTGATTGGTCAGTCTGGCGCTAAAGATGTAATGGCAGCACAACTTTCCAATAAAGAGATGGATGCTAAAAATACACAAGCAGATAAAAAACTTGAATCAGAAATTAAAATGGCTGAGGATAAACTTGATGCAGAACTTGATGAAGTTAGAGCAAGACTTGCCAAAAAGCCAGATGGCGCTATGCCAGAAGAACAGCCAGTTGATACAGAGTGGGACAAGGATTAATCATGGCAGAAATGGGAACAGCAGAAAAATTTATTGAAGTAGCCAAAGGCGAAGTAGGAACTATTGAAGGTCCTAAAGATAATGAAACTAAGTACGGCAAGTTTACTAAGGCTAACTTCCAGCCGTGGTGTGGTTCATTTGTTATGTGGTGTGCAAATGAAGCAGGCGTAAAGGTTCCTAATACAGTTTATACTCCAGGCGGTGCAGCAGCATTTAAAAAGGCTGGAGCATGGATTGATGCAGATATTGCAGATCCAGAACCAGGTGATGTTGCTTACTTTGATTTCCCATCTGACGGAGTAGATAGAATATCTCATGTTGGTATTGTTATTGAAGATAACGGAGACGGAACTGTTTGGTGTATTGAAGGCAATACCTCAAGTAATAAAAAGGGTAGTCAGAGAAATGGTGGAGAAGTTTGCAAACAACTTCGTGCCTATAAGAAAAATAAGAAAAATGTTTTAATTTCAATCGTAGGATTTGGTCGTCCTAAGTTTAGCGGAGCAGTTGCAAAGAAATCTGATGAGTCTGCAAAGCCTAATAAAACCGCTAAGAAGCCTAAAACATGTCCAGAATGTGGACAAACTATTAATTAGTTGACACATTTTTAGTTCAATGATATACTAAATAGTAATATAGAAAGGTTTGCTATGACTTGTATAGTCGCTGTAAGAGATAACATAGATAATAAAATTTGGGTTGCTGGAGATCGTGGCATATCAGACGATAACTCTATTGCTGTTGGATCAAGCCCAAAGATTTGGAAAAAAGAAGGATATCTATTTGGATATGCTGGATCTATGGATGGGGATAGAATAAGACATTTATTTGTACCGCCACAGTTCGAGGGTCGTGGAAGTGTTGATAAATTTATGTATAGTAGATTCCTAAAAGCCTTAAGAAAATTTTATGAAGAATGGTGGGTCGATACATCTCCGTCTGCTGATTTCGGTATGATAATTTGTGTTCGTGGAAAGATATATGAGCACAGTTCTGGCGATATGTCTTTAACACAATATGAACAAGATTATGTAACAATGGGTTCTGGTGGAGACATTGCTATGGGATCACTTTATGCTACACAAAAAACAAAAGACACAAGAAAGAGAGCAGTTGCAGCAGTTCAGGCTGCAATCAATCATTCTCCTTCTTGTAAAGGTCCTATTGATATACTAAGTATTTAGGAGTGTAATAAATGAATCATATGAGCGAAGAAGACTTATCTCCAGAAGAACAAGAGTTTGGAATTTGGTTGCAGAACGGTATTGAAAGAGGATGGATTAGTGATCCATACTGCCATACACATGACGGTGGATACCAGTACATGAGCGAAGAAGAAATAGAAGAGTGGGAAACTGGCGGAGATCCTTGTGAGCATGTTGTAAGGATTTTTATTTAAATAAATGGAAAACAGAAAAGGTATAAATAAAAATAGGATCGGTTCTGAGTTTTGGGTTAATTCAGAAAATAAAAGTTTTACGGAAATAATAAAAGCAAATACAACAATGCCTGGTATTTGGGCATCCTCAGAGTCTGTAATCCATAGTTTATACTATAACAATATATTAAAACCAATAAATGGCTACGCTAAAACTTTCTGGCCAAAACCAGAATTAATAAAGGATAATGAAATAGCCTATCTAAGATATTTTACACATGCTGAAATATGGGTTGAGCCAATGCGTGAAGGCCTTTATGCTTTAGATAAAACATGGCAACGACAATTTTATCCTTCACAATTATCTATTAAATCGCCAGTAGGATTCTTTAATGCAGTATATAAATTTTATATTCCGTGGATTCTTGATAAAGACTTAATGTTAAAAATAAAAGAAGTTGAAGGCTCTACTTTTAAAATTTTAAACGAAACAGTTACTTTTAATAAGTTAAATTATAAAGAAGACTGGAATTGTGACTGGATTCATTTTTTGATAAAGTCTGATGGAGACCATATCGAAACATATCATGATCGTATATATGGCGTAATACCAATCAAAACTCCAATATGTGATATAATCATTGAAGATAAAGAAATTATTAATAAGATAGAAAGAGAATATGAGCAATAGAATAATTTTTTCTCCTGCTGGACTTAATAGTAATAACAGTTTACATAATACGCCTCCAGTAAAATCTATTTCTGTATTGCCAGATTGGTATAAAGATTTAGCAGGATATAGATCAGGCTCTAGCCATAGTAAAAGTTTTTTATATCCAGTTAATGATCGTGGCCAAGATGGGTCAGATGTATCTACAAAACTTTGTAATCCTTTAATGGATGCAATGGGTGCAGGATATATGCAAACATTGCCAGAGGATGTTGAGGTGGTAATTGATAAAGACGAAAAGCCATCTATTTTTTGGGAATCTAAAGTTCCTTTAGTAGATACTAGACCTATAGTTGATTTTGCTATACCAAAAGATTGTTATCCAATCCATTTTGGCTGGAAGATGTTTTGGTACTATGAGACCCCTCCAGAATATTCTCTTTTGATTACACATCCATTTAATAGGTATGATTTGCCATTTTATAGTACTACTGGAATAGTAGATAGTGATATTTGGGGATTGCCAGTTTTTTATTCATTTTTTCTTAAAAGAGGATTTGAGGGTATCATAGAAAAAGGTACACCTTTGTTTCAAATGATTCCAATAAAAAGAGAAGACTGGTCTTTAGAGTTAGATTATTCTGAAGAAAAATATTGGGAAAATAAAACTAAGGAAGAACAAAGAAGATCTCATATAACAGCACATTATAAACAGTCAACATGGCAAAGGAAAACATATTAAGTGAATATTAATTTTACTGATACAAAATTTTCTTTTTTAGAAAATCATCCAGATTTATCAAAAATTAAATGGATTTTTTGTAGTAAAGATAAATATTTAAAATTTGAAGAAATGTTTAAACTTAATGCAATATTTTTTGATTCATTTTTGATAGATTCTTTTTTTGATAAAAATGAATTTGATGAATTAAAACAAATATTAATGAATAGTAAATTAAAAGAAAATTCATATAAAAAAACAATGAACAGATGGCAAAATAATAAAGTTACTCCTAAAAAATTTTTAGATAAAGCAACCACAAAACTTCAAGATTTATTAAAAACAAAAGATATAGAATTGGCATATGATTCGTATGTACATTATCAAAAACAAGTAGGTGGACAAGATCCACTACTACCAGTACATATAGATTGGTCTGCTGGATCATATATTATTGATCTTCATATAGGTGGAAATAAAGATTGGGAACTGGTAGTTCACGATAAAAATTTTACAACAAATTTAAATCAGGCAGTTATTTTTCAGCCTGAATTTGATTTTCACTATAGGTCAAAATGGGTTAATGCAAAAAATGATAATTATTATCAGGCTTTATTTTTAAATTTTAAACGAAAAGACCATTGGCAAAACATTTTTGGAATAGATTATGTTAATGATAAAGACTTTATATTATTTCAAAAACAAAGAATGTTCATATGGAAAGATTTGTATATACAATATATAAAGAATAACCCATTATTGCCAAAGCCAGTTTTGGAAGACAACTATGATAGTGTATAATATATAATAGTTATCAAAGGAGAATAAGATGCAAGATAATAATATTTATATAAAGCCTAAAATGTATGATAAGCCACATAAATTTTTTGAGCGTTATTTAGATAATGATTTGAACAAAATGACTGATTATATGGTGCAAATTTATAGAGACATGCAAACTGCGAGCATACGTGGCGTATCTCCAGTAGGATCAAAACACGATCGGCACTGGATAGAATCAGGAAGTATATCCACAGTAAAGTGGACAGAATATAATGTATTTCAATTTTATAACGAAGAAATTTATAATGTCTATTCAGCAATCAAAGATCTTGCAATTGAAGCCTGCGACTATTATGGCGTAGACTTTAAAAAGCAAAAGTATTACATTCAAGGTTGGTTTAATATTAATGATCGTAAATTAGGAAAACTAAATTGGCATGATCATGGTGGTCCATGGGCACCTTTTTGGCACGGTTATTATTGCATTAAAGCAGAACCTTCATCTACATTCTATAAACTAGAAAATAAGGATGATTTAGTTGTAGAAAATAAAAATAAAGATAA